CTATCCAAATAAGCGTGATTACGTTTACCTTCCAGCTGTGCAATCAAATCAAAGCCTACATCATCGACATGTAAATCAGCATTCACTGTTTCAGCAACCACTTCAGCCGCTGATTTTTTCAGCATTTCAGCCATTTCAATTCCTTTCAAAAAAATGCAGCCTGAAAAATCCCAAGCTGCTACTATTTCCCAAACATCACATACTTCAACCGCCCAATCCGCCAAGACCGCGCGACAAAATAAGCCGCCACGCCCACACGAAACGACAAACTTTCCAGCGTTGGCGTCGCTTCCGACATAGCAATACCTACGGAACAAGGCAATAAAAACACATACGACCAAAATTCAAGGCTCGCATGCTGCCACTCTTTACCGCCCAAACGGCACGCGCAAAACACAAAAATAATCACCCCACAAATCCCGTTCAAAATCATCATGATTTATCCCCTTTGCCAACATATTTCGCCCACAAAACATCCGCTTTCGCAATAATGCGCGGTAACGCCCATTGCCAGCCGCCGCCAATCGCGAACGGCACAAGCGCCTTGAAATACAGCACTTCTTCTTGCGGTGCACCCAAATCCACATGATTAATTAACCACGCCGCCACTGCTGGGCTTGCTGTGCCTGCAAACATCATGCTTGCAATAATCGTGCTGACCGCCTTACCACGCGTTACAATGCCGCCACGCCCCAACGCGATTGCGCAACCTGCCGCGCCTAAAATCATCGCCTCAATCGGCATGCCTAAAAACGTTCCCGCAATCCCGACCAAACCAACATTCAGCGCGTAAACGCCGTGAGCCGTAGCCGCTCCAGTTTCAACTGACATATTTTTTCCTTTCTGTGAAAAAATGCAGCCTGAAAACTCATTTTCAGGCTGCGTGAATAATCTGCACTGCAAAATAACCCATAATCGCCAACACCGCCGCCGCGCCCAATAAAACAATCCCCTGAAAGTTCCAGTTCAGGGATTTGTATTTACAAAAAAATGCAGCCTGAAAAAACTTCAGGCTGTTAAGTTCGCGCTTTCAACTGCTGCTGCAATTTATTGATAACTTGCTGCGCGGCTTGATTAACCACATCTTTATCACGGCTATTAAGCTGACTAGTCAGCCCGCTCAAATCAAGATTACCCAAATCCACAGACGGCGGTTCAGGCAACGAAATAGACACGGGCTGCTTAACCGTTTTCGCCTGCGCCTGTTCGCGCTGTTGGCGTTCTGCTTCTTCTTGCTGTGCTTGACGTTCTGCTTCAACACGCTCCGCCTCTTCCTTCGCTTTGGCTTCGGCTTTTTGCTGGGCTTTCAAACGGTAAGTCTGCTCGGTAACGTTAATCGTGGCTTGATAATCCTGCGCGGCTTTGGTGTTGCCTTTGCGCTCCGCGTCTTTTTGCTTTTTGCTCAATTCGGCAATTTTTTGTTTTCGTTCCATATCCTCCACTTGCTCGGTTTTGCCTTGCAGTTTCAGCAGTTCTTTTTCGGCGGTTTGAAGAGTGTTGGCGGCATCTTCCGCTAAGGCTTGCATTTCTTGACGAGCTTGAGCGATGGCGTTTTTCAAGTTATCCAGCGTGGTTTTATCCAGCTTGTCGGCATTGTTGGCGGCTAGAACTTCGGCTTTTGCCAACGCTTGTGCTGTGCCGATGCCGCTTTCCGTGGATTGATTGAGCTGAGAAATCGCGCGGTTTACTTCATCGTGCATGTTCCACATATAGTCCACGAATTGCGACCATGCGCCATTTGCCATTAGTGCAGCGCCCATCTGTGCATCAGCAAAGCTATAGCCTAGCGGGTGAATATTCCTGTATGTTTCAATAATTTTTTGACCAAATTCAGAAATTTGTTGTCCGCTACTTTGCGCAGCCGTACCAATGTTTTCAGTACTTTGCGCCGTTTCATCTGCCGCTTCACTGGCTTTATTAAACGCTTGCGTCTGCGTTTGGGCTGCCTGTTTAACTTGTTGAGCAGATTCCAGCGCGGCTTTGCCTGTTTCGTCCACTTTAACCTTATAGTTATACGCAGAAGCCTGAGCTTTCACCCACGCTTGTTGTGCCGCATCGCCCGATCGCAACATCGCTTCAGCCGTTTTTTCAAACGCCTTTTTCACTTCGTCCGCCGTTGCCTGTCCGCTTTGCTTCACACGTTCAAAAGCCTGTTTGCTTTCCTCCGCCGACAACTTCATTGCTTCCTTAGTCTGCACGCCCAATTTCTTAAACGCTTGCGCCGTAGGGTCGGTTTCTTTGCGCAATTCCTGCAAACGCATTTTTGCCGACAAAACACCGCTTTCCACGTCCTTCATCGACAACTTATCCGCCTGCCCCAATTCCTGATATTTCGCAACAATCGCCGCAATATCTTTTTCATTGATTGCGTTTTTCAGGCTGCCTGAAAGAGCTTCACGGATTAATCGACCAGCGTCCACACTTTTTTGTTTCAGCACATCAAAGTTATCCGCCAGCTTTTGCACGTTCTCCAACGCCCCAGTGGTTGCCGCGCCTACTTCATTGGTTGCCGCTTTCATGTCCACGCCCAAATCTTGCGCGGCGGATTGAGCGTCCTTGAATGCCTTGTCTAACTCTTTGGCTTTTTGCTGCTCTTGGGCTAAGGCTTGCGCGTATTCTTCCGTGGCAGCAGTTGCTTTTTGTGTTGCGGCGGCGGTTTGGTCGTATGCCACACCTGCGCTGTTGCCCGTTTCTGCAATATTCACCAATACTTTTTTCAGGCTGCTATCAAACTGCATGGCTTGCTGTTGCGCTTTATCGTAGCTTTCCTGCGCCTTATTGTGCATACGGTCAGCGTAGTTTTCCAAATCACGCGATAGGTCGCCAAACGACAATTTGGATAAGTGCATTGCTACAGCACTCATCAAATCCTTAACCGCGCCTGCAAACACATTAAACGCAATTTGCACACCGCTCACGCCGTCCCCAATCGCCGCCATAGCCAGCGCAACGCCATTTAACGCGCCTTGCAGCAAAGTAATCTTTTGTTCCCCGTCCCCAAATGAACTAAACACATCGGTAGCTGTAGATTGCAGCGTATCAAACACACCAATCGCAGTTGTGCCAATCTGCTTAATCAACTCATAAGCTTGTTTCAACGCAGCCTGAAGTTGTTGCCCGTCCTGCGATTGCATAAACTCATTGAGTTTGGTTTGGACCGTGTCCATAGCAGACGAAATGTCTTTAAAAATCGCAATCGCTGCATCGCCCACACCGCCATTACCCAAGCTCGTTAAAAACTCGTTGTAACGGTTTTTCAGCAGATTGATTTGACCCGTCAAACTTTCCGCGTTTTTCGCCGCCGTATCACTAAACGCATCTTCCAAAGCCGCGCCGAATTTTGGCAAGAATTTTTCAGCAGAAATGCCGTTCTCAACCATTTTTTCTAATTCAGCCGTAGTTACGCCCATCGCCTTAGCCGCAATACTCATCGCAGGCGTTAAGCGTTCACCCAGCTGACCGCGCAGCTCTTCCATGCTGACTTTGCCTTTACCTGCGATTTGGCTCAACGCAAGGAAAACACCGTTCGCCTCATCTGCCGACAAACCCATGCCAGCCACAGTACTTGCTACGCCCTTAAAAATGCCCTGTGTTTGCTCCTGACTGATGTTCAATTCTTTGGTTGCGGACGCTAATTGCGCGTAACCATTTGCCGCGCCTGTAAATTCCAAGCCTAAACGGTTCGCCTCTTCACGGACAAATTGAAGCTGTTTTGCACCCTCTTCCGCACCGTTAAACGCATAAGTGAAGCGCGTTTGAATGGCTTGAAATTCCTGCGTTGCCGCCAATACATCGCTAATGCCTTTGCCCAAAGCTGCCACAGAAGCCACCGCGCCCACAGCCGCCGCGCCAATACCGCCAATAGACATAGACAACGGCGAAAGATTGGTTTTTGGCGCGTCTTTCAATTCCGCGTTCAACTCTTTCACACGCGCTTTAGCGGCTGCGGCTGCGCGTTGCAATTCCGCGCCTGTTGCCGTGCCGCTCGCTTTCAAGGCTTGCAACGATAATTGAACCTTTTTGATTTCCGCTTCAATTTCGCCTTTTGAGCGGATACCAATATCTTGATACAAACCCGCCTGAGAATTCTTGCCAGCCGCTCTTTCTTGCGCTGCCTGTTTTTCAGCCAACGCTTTTTCTTTTGCGGCTTGAGCTGCGGCGCGTTCCGATTTCACGCGTTCACGTTCTAACTCGCGCGCCAACATTTGCGCCGTGCGATTGTGTTCACGCTCTGCCTGCATGCGTTCTTTCGCTGCGCGTTTAGCTTCTGCGGCTGCGGCTTTTTCTGCTTGATTACGCAGCTTCTCAATGCGCTTTTCTTCGTCTGCAATCGATTTCGCCATTGCCTTTTCTGCTGCTTCGCGTTCTTTCGCTGCGCGTTTAGCTTCTGCGGCTTGCGTGTTGTTTGCTGTTGGTTTTGGCACAAGACTGGCGTTGCTGCGAACTTGTTTTAGCTCATCATTAACCTTTTTCAACGCCTTGCTGAAATCCGCCGTTTCCGCTTTCAAGCGCATTTTAAAATCTAAATTTGTGTTTGACATGGTGCTTACTCCTAAAAAAAGCCCATGCGAAACGCATAGGCGAAAATAGAATTAAAATTTTCAGGCTGCTCAAAATTTCAGCAAAATAAACGTAACTCATTGATTTTTTCGGAAAGCTGAATTTTCAGCCGTCGGAAAAATCAAAAAAAATATAAATACGCAGCCTGAAACCCTCACAAAACCCGTAGTTCCACCAACGGCAAATCAGGCGCGGTTTCCAAAATCGCGCCTGTGCTGCGTTCATAAAACACATTATCGCCCACGTTGTAGCCGCTGCCACGTAAGCGAATTTCATTCCCTGATTGCGTTTGCGCGATGTAACCCGTCTCCGTTTTCGCCGTGATTTTAGCGACAGACCGCGTTTCATTTTTAAAAATCGCATTGAATTGTTGTAATAAATTCATGTTATTCCTTTCAGGCTGCCTACTTACCTAAATACCGAAACACGCCCACGCTTTGCATGATTTTGGGTGCATCGTTTTCCATTTCAACCGAAATACTCACACTCTTCACCACGCTCACCCACGAACCATTAGTTTCCGCCACTTGCCAAATATCGCCCAACTTTGCGCGTCCCAGCCCATACTTCGGCATAATCGGCAAATCGATTTGTTCCGTTTTGCTTGCCCCTGTATCACTCAAAGCGGCAATCCCTGCCGACTGACACACACTGTTTTCCGTATAAAGCGCATGGCTTAACGTGCTAGCTTCAGGACTACCTGCGCTTTCTTGGCGAACCACTTTCCGAAACACCCCTTGATTATGCGTCGCAACCACAAACACACCGTAACATTGCGTTGAAATCTGCTTTTTGCCGCTAATCTGCACAATCACATTCGTTGGCACGGAAACATCAAATTGCGCCTGCTGAAGTAACCACGCCGCCGTTTTGTAACGCGGTTTCACATGAATAATCCGCTCGCTCGTATCGCTTTCCACAAAACCGCCTGCCGCTTCCGCAATATCTGCAATCACAGCAATCGGCGTTTTGTCCGCCAAGCTATACACATTTGCTGGCACAAGCCAATCGGGAATGGACCAATCGCCAATACGATAGCCCGTGTCCGCCAACACATTGTCTGCAATTTGTCGGGCGTACAGGGCTTGCGTGATTATGCCTTGCTTGATTTGGGCGTAATCCGCGCCCAGTCTTGCCGTTTGGCTGCGTCCACTGACAGTGTAGCTGTTTTGCCCAAACTGGCGATTATCACGGTAACTTTCAGCGATAAAAGTAAACGTGTCTTCATTGATTTGCAGCGTAATCAGCGGCTCTTTGCCTTGGTCGTATTGCGCCAAATTCAGCGCGGCGAAATCATCGGGCGGTAAAGTGGTTTCGCACGTCCAGTAATAACCCGATGTGTCGCATGACGCGCTGGCAGTGATTAGGTTGAGTTTCAGGCTGCCTGAAGTCGCAGAAATAATGTTGAGCATAATGTAGCTTTCCAATCGTGGGATAACGGTTTTCATGCCACCGCAACTAAACGGCAATGGCAATTCACACGGATTGACTTGTCCGCGCCTGCGTGTGAAGTGAAGCGGCACGGCGTTGCTTTTGGGTTTTGCGCCGCAAGGGCGTTTTTTTGGCATAGGCTCGGGCAACTTAATCACGGGATACCATTCACACGGCACCGCTGCTGCGCGTTGCCAATCGCCGTGCTGGCAGTTGTGAACGCTTGCGCTGTTGCTGTATACCATTTCCCAATCGCTTTGATAACCGATTTGCGCGCTGTAGTCGCTGTTTGCGCTGCGGTTGAGCCGTTGCTTTGCGCTTTGAGTGGTTTCGGCGCAACTGTGTAACGCTTCGCTGGCAGTGTTTGGGTTATTCAGGCAGCCTGAAAGTGCATTCAGGGCAACTTGAGCGGTTTTAACGTAGCCTGAAAGAAACGGCGCAATGGTTTGGCGGATTGGCTCGTGGCGTTTCAGGCTGCGTAAACCTTGGTTGCGTATCTTCAGGCAGCCTGAAACATCAATCACGTCCACGCTGTTAGCAGCATATGGCAGCGATAAGCTGGTAACTTGGCTGCGGTGCTGCACACAATGCGCCAATGCGCTGCGTTGAGACACGCCTACGCTGAAATCAGTCGCTACAATGGGTTTGGTTTCAGGCTTTTCAGGCTGCGGTGTGGGATTGACTGGGGTTTCAGGCTGCGTTTTGCCCAATGCAAGCGGCAAGGCGTTGGACGCTGGCGGTGTGTGGCGCAACCGTGTGAAAGTGAGTGAAATGGCGTTGCTTTGCATGTTTCAGGCTGCCTTTTAAGCGGACTGCGCAACAAATGGCTTAATGCAGTCCCATGTTGGGGGTTCGTATTCCTTTTGAGGGTCAATCGCCATCACAATGTATTCCTTGTCGGGATTGAGGTTGTACAGCACGTAATTGCCGTCGGTGTCGCTCCACACTTTGCGCGCGGTTTCTAAGGTTTCGCGGTCTAGTGCGATGACGGGGCAGGCGTAGGGCTTGCCGTTCACGGTCACAATGCCTGTTCCTTCGCCTGAAATGTAGGCGTTGCCTTTGTAACGTGCACCGTGGTTGAGTAGTCTTTGGTGGTTGAGCAGCATGGTTACAGTTCCCATTCGGTTAAATTGAGGACGAAACAGTGGGTTTTTTCGCCGTTATCGTGCAAGTTGAGCTTGATGTAGTCTTGTCCATCTTGCATTTCCACTTTGCTCAATTCGCTCACGTCTTGTAAATCGTGCGCCGACCAAAATAGCGCAGGTAAGATGCTGCGCGGTGAGCCGCCTTGTTCCACTAATGTTATCGCGCTGGCTAGGCAGTTTTGGTACAAGGGGTCTGGAAAGGTTAAGGCGGTGGTGCTGAATGGGGATAAGGCATTAACCACCACCGTTGTCGGTGGGCTGAATGCACCTGTTGGGTCTTTGAAGGCGGAGCTGGGCATTAAGATTGGACAATGGGAGCTATCGTTTAATGAACCGTTATCCCAGCTATTATTAGAACCATACGACGTATTAACATAAGCCACATTGCGCTCGTCTTTAAAAAAGCCTACCGTTTCGCCGAAAAACAAGATTTGCGAGGTTTTGGGGCTTTCAGGCAGCACAAGCATAAAGCCTTTGCTGTGTCCAACCAACAGCCAGTTTTGCATAGCGTAATTGTTGATATGCGCGAAATTATTGAGACCTTGGTTGCTGTTGCCCAAATACGTTTCAAACTTATCCCCGTGAACCATATGCGTGTTGATGTAACCGCTGTTGGCATTGTCCACTTTCAGCCCAAACCCTGTGCCATAGTGAAACGTTACTTCGGTGCTGGTTTCTTCATACATCTGCCAGCGCAGCGATTTTTTATTGCCGTAGCCGTCGCCTGCTAATAGGGTTTTGAGTAGGGTTTTAAGGCTGCCTTTTTCGTTTTTTAAAACAGGTGCGCCCTCATCTGTGGCGCGGTAAACAGTTACAGGAACGCGTGTGGGGGTGTGAGAGATTAGGGTTGGCATGAACGGTTTCCTTGTTAATCAAGATTTGAATAATGAAAGAATGTTTTTTTCAGGCTTCCTGAAATAACTGTTTACAGATGTAAACAGTCAAATTAAAATACAACGCATGATTGACGTCCTCCCCTTGCTAAAGCAAGGGGATTCCTACTGCGGCTAGCAATGTTTTGCTGACTCGCTTCGGTGGGTTCGTGCTGCTGACAACCTGACTGCATTGTTCACTTCACACGCGCTACGGACACGTCCTGCCCTGATTTTTGTTTTTAGCTTCGCTGAACTTCGTTTCAGGCTGCCTGAATGGCTTGCCCACGTTTTA